TCTCATCTGCTGCATTGTACATAGCTTGTGCTTCTTTTTTAGCTAAGGTAGATACAATGTTAGCAACGTCAGGATACTTTTCTTTCCACGCCTCTAACTCAGCCTCTGTAGTAGGTGCAGCAAAAGAAGAAGGGTCACTTACTTTAGCTTCTAAAGTTTTAACTTGTTCAACCAATTTGTTTTGGTGTCTACGAAGATCATCATACCGTTTCTTGTACGTCTTCTCTTCTCGTGTTAAGTCTTTGTCTTCATCACTAGCAACTTCTTTAGGAGCTTCTGCAACAGCAGCAACTTCTACTTCTGTATTCTCTTGTCGAGACTCCATAAGCTCTTCTATTTCTTTTTCTTCTTTGTCTGCTCTGCGTCTGTTTGCATTTGAGTGCGAACTGTCTACAAAGCCAGCTACTTTAGGGGATTCCATTACGTTAAGTTCGGGCATTCTATATTCCTTTATGTTGGCGGTGGCATCACCGGGTCGCCTTATCGTTGATTATTATTTTTTAGTCTTGGTCTTCTTCTTAGTTGGTTTCTTTATTAGTCCACCTTTGTTCATTAAACCATATCCTGCATCTTCTCTGAAGCCTAAGTCTTTTCCGCCTGTTTCTCTGTCTTTACCACCAGAAACATTAGCTCCTCCAGAACCAGCATCATTGCTTATACTTCCTACAGGTCGGTTGTCATTGTCATTACCTTCATCTCTAAACCCAGCTTTTGATGCTTTTTTAGCGGCATCAGACGCAGCTTTTGCTGCAGCTTCCATACCTTCTTGATAAGCTTTTGAACCTGTACCTGTAGTTGGCAGTTCAAAATCGTCTACTCTGCTAAGTTGTTTAGTAGTACTGCTAGAACCACCAAATAAATCTTTTATCTGATCATCAGTTGCATAACCAAACCAGTTTTTACTTCCAAACGTTCCTTTTTTCTTTCCTAGCATATTTCCAGTAGACGGAGGTACATACAATAATGTTTTAGATACAGCTTCTACTCTGTCTTTTTTGCTTAGGTCTGTATTAGTCCATATATCTTGCAGTGCTTGTAAAGCTTTTACTTCATGTACAGCTAAGTCAGGGTTTGCTATTCGTTCTGCTAGAGTTTTAGTTATTTGATCCTGATAAGCTGTGGCTGCTTTACCTTGTACTGCACCCATTAAACTAGGAATTGAGCCTAGTATACTGCCTCCTCCTTTACTGGACTCACTTATTAGTTGTGCTAATTCACTTATAGATGCTTCCTTTGGAGTTGGGCGTGTTAATAAACGTCCTGCACTGTCTCTTTCAGGAGGTTTATCAGAATCTCTATTATCTTGTTCTATTTTTTGTTTGTACGCAGCTAACTCTGGACTACCTTGTATAAAAAATCCATTACTTAATAGTTGATTATACGCCCCCTCATCAACAGGATTACCACCCATAAATTGTACCATTTGTATTTCTCCTGTAGCAGGATTAACCATAGTTACAAAATTAATACCTGACTCTGGACTAGGATCTACTGGCATAGTAGTAACTGGTGGTTCATTAGGATCAACTGGGGCATTAGGGTTTAATAAAGAATTAAAATAACTACCACCTACTGTTCCGTACGTAGAGGTTAAAGGATATTGATCCGGGTTATATGCAGTCGATGCATACTCTGGTGTTTCGTGAGAACCGCCATGTGCGTACCCTTGCACGTAACCTCCTTCATTCATCATACTTTGAAGCATCTGCATATCTTCCTCAGTCACACCTGCCATTTGATCTTGCATAGGCATATCTGAAGGCACAGGCTCTCCACCTATTCTACCGTTAGCTTCCATTGCACCTAAGCCTTGCATAGCTTGTGTACGTAAATCTTCAAAGAACTTAACACCAAAGAACCTAACTACGTTAGCTGGGACTACATACTCACCGTCACTAAGTTTAGCATCTACGTCATCACGTACTTCGTTAGCCATACTTCCGGGTGGTATCTCGTTACCGCTTACAGGGTCTCTAGACATACCATCATCGTCTAGTCCACCTCTAGGGTTTGCGCCAAACATTTCCATTTGTTGTTCTATAGCCATCAGTATAATCCCTTTGTGTCACTATTAAATTCATCTCTCATATACTTTAAACGTCTAAGTGCAGCTATCTCGCCTTGCGCTCTGTATATCTTTTCTACGTCTGCTTCTTGTTCTAATCTTTTATGTACTAAAGTAATAGTCTCATCTAAGTATTCTAAGAAAGAGTCCCATACAGGTTTTGTGTTTACTATTTGTTTTAACTCTTTCATCTAGTTAACTCTACTTTTTGGATTAACCATTAAGCCACCTTTATTGTAACGCCCTACAAGAGGGTATTGTTTTCTTTCTTCATTTTGTCTTTTTATAGTGTTAATTAGTGTGTCAGCAGTCTCGTTAGCTTTTGTTATTGTATCTTTATTGCCTCTTTCTTTAGCTCTTGTTTTTAAAGTTAAAAAATAATCTGTTGATTGTGAACCTAAAACATCTACGTCACCTACATTAAACTCAAAGCCTGATATATCTAAAGCTAAACTTTTTTTAGTCTCATATATTGTTGAATAATTTTCTGCAGTAGCCTTACCTGCTTTTATATTTTTAGCAGCAAGTAAAAGATTATCTATATTAAGTTTAGAAGGTTGAACTTTTTTGTTTGAAGTTAAGAAAAATTTGTCAACAACATTGATGCCTTCTACTTCGTCTGAGAACTTTTTAAAAACTAATCGTACAGTATCCTCATATATCATTTTAAAAAGCTTTGCATCATCTCCATATGCACCTCGCTTTACAGCTATATCTTCCCAATCAGGAACAACAATTTTAGTAACACCTTGTCTTTTTCCATACACTATAGCTGATTGAATAAGTTTTTCTACATACTGAGAAGTTGAACTTATTAATTGTTTTCTGTCTAATTTTTCTATACCTTGAAACTTTTCACCTACTCTTCTTTTATATACATCAGAACTTTCTATTCTACTTTTTTCAAACTTTTCAGGAGATACATATGACTTTGTATTTCTTTCTTGCATAGACGTAAATAGATCACTTTGAAGTTCTTCTACTAACAAAATTTTATCGTTGTCTGTATCAAGAATAGACCCTCTTAAATGTGCAATATCACCTCTATCTGTATGTGAAGGAACTGAAATAGGCTTACGATAATTTTTATTTTGAAGAGTTGTAAATTGTTCTTTTAGATCTGTGTTAAGTTGTTGTAAGTAATTATTAATGTCTTCGCCTGTAACTTTACTTTCTAATTCAAGCTCAAGATTTTTTAATAACTTTGGATCTTGTAAAATAGTTATTTGTTTTCTATTGTTATTCTTTGATTTTAATCCTGTTGTTTCGTATATTGTTTCTATTGCAGACTTATTGTATTTTTCTGTGTAAATTTTATCTAATAATCCTAGCATTCTATTTGAAGGATTAGTCTTAGAATTAATTACTCCTAAAGATAATTCATTTAGTTTTAAGGTGTCACCTAAAAGATTATTTTCATTAAGTCCAAGAGCGTTTACATCGTTAGCAAATTTTTGTAATCTATCATCTACTAGTGGTTCAAAATCTGCACCTAAAATATCTGGTTGATTCTGCGCTCCAATGCCATCCTCTACTATATCTTCGAAATCTGAGTCTTGGAAATCTTCTAGACTAACAAGATCATCGTCTTCATCTAGGCTTTTCTTAAGGTTCTTTTTTAATTTTTGTAAAGCTACACCTTTTTCTACATTTGCATCAGGAATTTTAGTAGTACTAACAAGCTCTAGTATTGCCCTGTTGCTAAATAGATTTTTAGATTTAAAAATATTTAAACCTTGTGCTTTTTCTATTGATAAATTTGTGTTAAAAAAAGTTCCTGCTGGATTATCTAATATTCTTATTATGCCTTCACGCGAAGTAGATGCTTTGTCGTATTCTATATTCATACCAAGGTCATTAATTTCACGAGCTAACTCTTCTACTCTTTTTTGTTCAAAAGGATCTGGAAGGCTTGTTTTTTCACTTAAAGATTGAGGAATGCGGTTTGTTGAGTAGCCATATTTTTCTGTGTTTTTACTTCTTTGAAAATTTATGTTTAACTCTTCTGCATTTAATACAATGTTAAAATAATTTGCATCTTTTGCAGGAGCAGTAGTTCCTGAAAGATCTTTTATAATGTTAGGTGGCGTTAGTGTCTTAAACAATGCGTTTACATCCATGTAAGACATACGATCAAAATCTTCATTGTTATACAATACTTTATCTTTTGCAAGATCTTCTCCTTTAAACCATTTTGTTTCTGTTAAAAGGTCTTGTCTTTGACTTTTCATATATCGTATTGAACTCATATTTGCTAAATCTTTAATACCAGCATCTAATTCACCTTTAGTAATCTTATTATCTATATAGTCTTGTCTAAGTTTACTGATCTTAAATGTATTGTCTTCAACGTAAGATGTAAATTTAGGTTCAAATGAATTTATAATATCTACAATTGTATCTTTAGGTATGTCTGTATTTAAACCGTCCTCTCCTGTAAAATTGTTTTTTATAAATCTATCTACTTGTTCTAAGTTAATCCTACTAGATTGCCCTACTCCTGTTTCTCGTTGTTTTAAAATATACGGGACTATATCTTTTGCTTTTAAAGAATTAAAGTTACCTCTTAAAATTGTAGCTATTGTTGGACTATAAAAATTTAATAACTCTTTTGAACCACTAGGTGCTGAGTAGTATTTTTGTCTTCCCGTTATGCCTTTGTCTAGTATATCAAGTTGTGTATTAAATTGAGTAGTGCTTTCTTCAAATGGCGTACCAATAAGTTGTGACTTATCCCCACCAAAACTATCTATAGCAGGATTCTCAATACCAGATCTTCCAACATCAAAACCATATTTTTTATTAATGGAGTTTTCTTTAAATTTTAACTCATCAATTGATAGATCTACATCATCTATCATCTCTAGTATATATTTTCGTTTTTGTAAATTGTTTGTAGGTAAGTTAAGTTCTTTTTTTAATAACTTTAATAATTTTTTTCGAGTTGAAGATAGCAAATTTGTATGGCTCTTAAAGTATTTCTCTCCTGAAAATCCTTCGTAAATGGTATCACTAAATGGCACTTCTGCTTCTCTAAAATCGTCAATAATTTTATTTTGATTATTTTTGCTGTCTCTCATTAATTTTTTAATTGAGGTACTTATTTCTGGACTAAGCTCATACTCTGGACTAATAGCTAATTCATTTAATGTCTCACCAAGATCAAAGTCTATTTCTTGATACACATCACTTATTGCCTCAGTTTGATTTCTTGTAATGTCAATAGCTCTAGGGCTAAGGGGGTCTATACCGAAGGCTTCTAATTGTGTAGTAAGATAAGACTCTTCGCCTTTTGATGTAGGAATACCTTGAACTTTAAACATAGGATTTTTTGCAACTTCGACACTTTTTGCTTTTTTCCCTTGGTTTACCTTTACAGTTTTTCGTCTTGCTACGTCTAAATTATTATATTGTTTTTTTGTAATTTGCACACCGTCTAAAACGTATGTTGTAGGTGTTGCTTCTGAAGCTTCTCTAAGTGCAGGAATATTACTTTCTTTAGTAGTAACAGTACTTAAGGCATTACTAGAAGGAAATGCATCATCAATAGCGTTATCCATCCAGTCAATAAATCTTTTACCGATAGGGACAGATTCTAAAAACTTTGTTACTCCACTACCTTTACCTGCCATTACTGTACGTTTCCACTAAAACCTTGCTCTCCGGGTGTAGGCACACTTCCTGTACCTATATTACCTCCACCAGAACCTTGGGTATCTTGTACTTGTACACCTGCTGGAGGTGTAGGTGACGGACCTGCAGGAGGACCACCAGTAGGAGGTGCAACAGGTGGTGCGCCCTGTGGTGCTGCTTCTGCTGCAGCTTCTGGGTTTTCTTCTTTAAACTTTTTAAATAACTCTGCCTGTATTGCAGCATCACCTAGTGAGTTAGTAACTTTGTCAGGATCTAAGTCCATACTCTTAGCTATTTCTCTAATAATAAAGTCCATCTTAGCAAACGGTGCAAGTATAGGATTTTGTACAACACCTAAGAATTGCATTAGTCTTTGGCTACGTACTTCGTTAGCCATTAAACTTTCTGTACCACTAGCTTTAACTTCTAAGTCACCTTTTATTTCTGTATCAAAATCAAATTGCATATTAAAACTAAAGAATGCTTTACCAATAGGTGCTAATAAATAGTCATCAACATTTTTAACTACTGTTCGTATGCTACCATTTGCCGCACCCATAAGCATAGATATACCTGATGCAGTACGTCCTACACCTGACACACCCGTCTGCCCGTGAGCAAAGCTAGGAAAGCCTGTGCTTTCATCAGCTAGTACTCTAGCCTTATCAAATAGCTGCATGTTCTCTTGGGCTACGTTAGGAAACTTAGTACCAAAGATACCTTGCCCCGGTGCGCCACCTTGTCTACGGAATACTTTACCGGGATACACACTCATGTCTTGACCCGGAACTAAGTTAGTCTCGTCAACTTCTATAAGTAAGTTACCACTTAGTACAGCATTGTCTACAGCCATACGCATAAACCCATTCATAAGTGTCTGAGTATCATCCATGTTTTCTGCAATGCCTACTCCAAAAAACGAATAAGGATTTATCTCGTAAGGTACAGCGTAGTAAGGTATTACTGCAGGTTTAAATGGATTCATAACTAATCGTAGTACTTGTCCATTACATACCCAGATGTTTACACTTACTTCTTCGTGATCTTTTAACTCTTTAGGTACATCAATGTCGTGGTCTTTTAATACATCTGTATCAACGTAGCCCCAAAACTCTTGTACGTTGTAACGCTCTGCAGAACTTTGCTGTGCGTCATCTTCCATCTCTTGTTCCCACCATTTTTTTTCGTAGGACTCACCTAACTCAATAGCGTTGTTAATAGCGTTAGATCTAAAAAAGGGTCGTTTTTTTAAAGCTCTCATTTGTGAGCGAGACATCTTGTGGCGTTCTAAACAGTACTCTGCTTCATCCATGTTAGCTGCATCAGGGTCAGGATAAAAGTTCCACACTGAAACGTAGTTAGTAGATGGCACAGTTTTAACAACAGGATCATACTCACCATCGTCGCTCCAATTAGGATACTCTTTGTTTATAGCTAATGGACCTTTCATAATACCTGTACCAAACAAGGCTAATTCAAATGCAGCTAAACGTAATTGTTTATTAGCGTTTGATTCTTCTAGCTGATCATGTATTTTCTTTTCCATTTTTTTTGCTGCAATCATAGCAGGGTGAAAAGAAATAGAAGTAGGAGAGCTAGGTGGCCCTTCAATTAATATATCTGCAACCGTGTCAAGTTTTTTTTCTACTGGACCTAATCTATCTCGTAAAGAATTTAGTGTTTCACCGGGTTGTAATACTGTGTCTGGTGTTATTAAAGGTTCAGGTTTAGAAAAAGTTTCCTGTAACTTATCCGACATTTTTTGATTATTGGGTTCTGTTTCAAAAGATACAGTTTCAGCTACACCTTCAGGAAGTCTGGTAGGATTTACACTTAAAGGAAATGTATTGTTACCAAATAACACATCTACTATTTGTCCATATGCTGCAAGTGTTTTAGTCTTCGTAACTTTTACAAATACTCTAGATCTTTCAGCCTCTGTAAATTTTACATCCGCAGAGTATAAACCTCTGTAATTTCTATAGGCATTCATCCATCTTTGTTCATCTACAAATCTAGCATCTTCAGCTTTTTTAAATCGTTCTTCAACTAATTGAACTATACTACCTGATTTAGGATCATCAGAATTTTCTGTGTCTTTAATATCATCTAGAGAAGAGGATGCATCAGTTTCCATAAAATTGTTTTCATCTGCCATAAGTGTTAGTATCCAAATGTAGGATCAGAAGCTTGAAATCCTGATCTCTGGGTTGCCGGGTTAAAGTCCCATATTGAACTACGAGGTCTTGTCATTATACCATATCGTAAAGCGTCATACAAGTGATCTTCTGATTTAGTATCTACATCCTCTGAGTTATTTTTATCTAAAGGTATCGCAGGTAATTGCGATATTGTATTTGTACAGGTAGACATGAATACAAGGCGAGGTTCGTCTGTAAACTCATCTACCTGCAGGCGTCTATGTAGCTCATTCTTACCTGCCACTCGTGAGCCTCTAGAGCGATCTGAAGGTCGCCAACGGCAACCCTTCATATTCATCTGCTCTGCAAGGCTTGGACCTGTATCACCTCTCTTATGCCAAAGGGAGCTATCCAAGACACCGTATCGAATTGTTCCGTCTTCTTGTTCAGCATCTAAGATCATATCTGCCAAGTCTGTAGCTGTAACTTTAGAACAATATAATTCTCTGTATACAATTAATTGATCGCTAGGAGAAACTGCAAGCCAAAGTACACCTGTATGACTCCCGTACCCGTAGTCGCAAGCTCTAAATCTAGACCAGCTTTGAGGTATCTTAAAAGGATCAACTACATGTATCTTTCTATTAAACTCAGGGAATGCTGCTCCTTCATTAACATCCCAGTTACCATCTAGTAATTGTTTCTTTTGATGTTCAGGAAGCGAAAGAAGCATTGCTTCATAGTCTCCACCTTCAGCAAGATAAGGATTGTCAAATAAACTTGCAGGTATAAACCTACGTTTAAATAAAGGTTCACCTTCTTTAGTGTGACCTTTAGGAAATGTAATAGTGTCTCCTGTTTCAATATTAGTAGCCCAAAATGGTTCTCGTGAAGGGGATGGATCAATAAACATTTTCTTAACCCATTGATGTCCTGCACCTCCGGGGTTTGTAGTAGCTCTCATATACAAGCCTAACTCTTTAGCGTAGGCACTACGTAAACGAGATCTCATGTAGTCCCAAGCGTAAGGAGAACTCCACTGTGTTAACTCGTCAAAACCTATCCAGTTAAACGCCTGTCCTTGGTAGCGTGTAACATCCATATCTTTATCTAGGTATGACATCCAAAGTCTACCACCTCTAGGTGAAATCCATTGGCTCTTTCGTTCTGACCATTTTATCCCCGGTATAGCACGAGGGTATAGCTCTTGGCTTTTTTGTATTAGTTCTCGTAGTTCTTCAGTAGTGTGTCGTACTAGTAGTCCACTGAAGTTAGCGTTGTTTAATCCGTGTAGTGGATCAGCTAACATAGCGTAAGATTTACCGCCACCTGCTGCTCCACCGTAAAGTACTTCTCTTTCAGACGAAGACAAGAAGTCTGTCTGTGGTCCTTTATTAGGTTTAAAGACTACATCCTGAGCTTCTTGTACGTCATATGCTGGTGCTACAGATTGAGCAGGTACAGCGTCAATTTTTTTAACTTGCGTAAGTTCCGACTTTTTGCGTTTCGAGGTTCTCGATTTCTTGGAGCGTTTGGGCAAGTCTTTGGGCAAGCCTACGTTTAATAATAATTGTTTTTTTACGTTTTCGCTCAATGTCAATTCTTTTCTTTAATCCCATGTGGGATATGCTTCTACCTGTTTGTCTAGATAACCACTGAGCTACTTCTCTGTAACTATACTGTAGTAAGTGTCTCTTAGCTAATTGTAGTGCTTCTAACTCTTCAGGTATAGGTTCTAGTAATCTGTCGTTGTCCTTATTAACTTCATATCCAAATGGCACAGTAGTAAGAGATACTCTGGCAATAGTGTGCCACTCTTTTTCTTTTCCTCTTTTAGGTTTAGGTAATTCCCAATACCCTAAGTCTTCACGTTTTATTCGTTCTTACCTTCTTTAGCTGGCAGTATAAATACACCGCCACTAGATGAGTTTACATCTACACGTTCAACTTTACCAAAGCCACCTCTGTCTAATAGATCTTTAGCTGCAGACATCTTGTCTCGTATACCTAACTCAGTAGGATCATCTAATGCTTTAGCCATAGCTACTGCAGCTTTAGGTGCAATCTGTGCAAGGTAATCTGTTGTTGCACTTACTATCTCATCTTTTAATGAATCTCTTACAGCTTTAGTAGGAGTGTTTTCACTATACCCTGCAAGTTTTTTTGCTAAGGCATGATTACCACCAGCTTCATCAAACAAGACTTCTAGGAATTTAGTTTGATTATCCGTTAATACTCGTGTCATTTTTTGTGAACTTTCTGTACTTCAAAGGAGGCTTTCTTTACTGCACCAGCGTGAGGCTTATACTCACCCTTCATTAGCTTGTAACCTTTGCCTGACTTCATCCAGTGAAATCCTTTAGGTGCATCTACTGTTTTGTTTGCCATGTTAATGTTCTACCATTTTTAATGCTGTTTCTAGTGTCTCATTATTTCTACGAGTCCAACCTTTACCAAATGTTTTAAAGGTAGAAAGACTTTCGTAAAAGCTTTGACGAGTAGAGTGCATCTTAACTATAATGTCTTTAGGCTCAAAGTTTGAAACAGCTTTAAGTGTCATAGGGCCAATACCACCATCAGCAGTAACACCCACAATCCTTTGTAAGGCTTTTGCTGAACGGCCCACTCCACTATTAACGCCCCAATCAAATACAGACCAATCAACTCCACTAGGTAGACCATCACATCTCCCCCTGTCCCAATAG